TAAGTGCTTTTGTTAGCGAGCCTAAAACACCAGATCCAGACTTAGATTTGTATAATTTACAGTTCTGGAATTGTATGGACTACAATGTAACCTGTATACAAAAACAGTTTATAGGATCAATGACATATGAAATATATACAAGAGATGCAGGTAGTCTCAAAGGCAGTTATATAGCTACTTTAGATAATTATCATGGTGACATAGACACAGTTGATTTTAGTACAAGCGAAACACCACAAGAGCATAAGTCACATAATTTGTTAGAGCTAGAAAATGGTCAGTTTTGTTTGTATCCAAATAATAGAACAAGAATATACGATAATAGTTTAACGCCAGACAAACCTTTAACACCTGACTTTTTAGTTAGCACAGATTATTATCAAGTTGAAAACGAAGGTAAGTTAGATAGATTTGGTGACAGTGATGAGTATTTTTATAAAACTAAGAAAGAAAAGTAATGCCTTACTCAGTTGGTAAATATGCATATGGTATATGTGATAAGACAGGATTTAGATATCCACTTAGGGAACTAATACCAGAGATTAGAAACGGTGCAAAAACTGGCATGATGGTTGGATATGATGTTGTTGACCCAGATCATCCACAGAATCATTTAGGTAAATTTAAAACTGATGATACTCAATCATTATTAAATGCAAGACCAGATAGAATAGAGCCTGCAACAGAGAGGTTGTTATTAGTTAATCCATTTACCACAGCCGCTGCAGATAGCGGTAGTACCGTGGTTACTGTAACAGAAAAGGATCACGGAAGATCTACGTCAGATGTGGTAAGATTTAGAAACTGCTTGGGTTTTGATGGATTAACGGCAGCTAACTTTAATTTAGCTACAGGATATGCTATAACTAAATTAACAGATGATACATATACTATTACTGTTGCTGCAGAATCTACCTCTGGGTCAATTACAGGTGGTGGGGTTTTTGCCACAGTAGGACCAGTTACTTTGGAGGCTTAGATGAGCTTTACATTTGCGGAGTTAAAAACAGCAATACAGGATTACACTGACAATTCAGAAACATCTTTTGTAAATCATCTATCTGACTTCATAAAAGCAGCAGAAGAGAGAATATTTAAGAATGTTGATCTAGAGATATTTAGAAAGAATGTTACATCAACATTAACATCAAGTGACAAGTTTTTAACAATACCATCAGATTATTTAGCGTCTTTTTCTTTGCAGATAACAACATCTGGCAGCGAATCTTTCCTATTACAAAAAGATGTTAACTTCATACAAGAAGCATATGACGCTTCATCTTCCACAGCAAAGCCAAGATTTTACGCACAGTTTGATGCAAATAATTTTATTCTTGGACCTACCCCAAACTCTAATTATACAATAGAATTACATTACTACTATAGACCTGACAGCTTAACTGCTGGTGCAGATAGTGGCACAACATGGTTAAGCACTAATGCGCCATTCGCATTATTGTTTGGATCATTGGTAGATGCTTATATTTTTATGAAAGGTGAACCTGATTTAATACAGCAATATGAGAAAAGGTTTATGGATCAATTAACAAGACTTAAGGATTACGGAGAGGCAAGAGAAAATACTGATGCTTACTCTGAGGGTCTACCAAGAGCGCAGAGAACATAGGAGTAGAATATGGCAACAGCAAACGCAGCGACCAACTATCTAGAAAGAAGATTGTTACATTTTATATTTAAAAATAACTCTCTCAGTTTTTCTAGCCCGGGAGACAGTATTTATGTAGGACTTGCAACAGCAGTAAGTGCAGCAGAAACTGGATCTGTAACAGAAGCTAACTTTACAAATTATGCTAGAGTTCAAGTTGGCGCTTCTAGTTGGACAACAATAGGATCTGATTCAACAGATACACAAACAGCAACAAATGCTGGTAATATAGAGTTTCCAGCTTCTGGTGGAGGTGGAGATGACACAATCACTCATGTTTTTATTGCAGACGCATCAAGCAGTGGTAACATACTTTTTGTTGGTGCATTGGATGCAAGTAAGACAATAGCTAGTGGTGATATATTTAGAATTAATGCAGGTAACTTAACAATAGAGTTGAAGTAATGGCGCTTGTAATATCAGATAGAATAAAAGAAACAACAACGACAACTGGCACTGGCACTTATACATTAGGCGGTGCAGTTACTGGCTTTGAAACTTTTACTGCTAATTTAAGCAATTCTGATACCACATATTATGCTTGTACTGATGGAACTGACTTTGAGGTTGGATTAGGAACATTTACATCCTCTGGAACTACACTCGCTAGAACAACTATTTTATCAAGTTCTAATTCTAATAGTGAAGTAAACTGGTCGTCTGGAACTAGAACTATATTCTGCACATTACCAGCAGCTAAAACTGTTTTCTTAGATGCTAGTGGTAATATAGTTGCTGCAAATGGTAGTAATTTAACTGCATTAAATGCTTCTAATTTAGCGAGTGGCACTGTTCCAAATGCTAGACTAGATGCAGAGCTACAAGCATTAGCTGGGTTAACATCAGCCGCAGATAAAGGAATACAATTTACTGGGTCTGGTAGTGCAGGTACATATGATTTGACTTCTGCTGGTAAAGCATTGCTAGACGATGCAGATGCGTCTGCACAAAGATCAACATTAGGATTAGGTACAGCAGCTACACTTGCAGTGGGTATATCAAACACAAATGTAGCACAGTTTACCTCTGGTGTTGCAGACAATGATTTTTTAAGAATAGATGGAACTTCTGTTGAGGGTAGAAGTGCTAGTGAGGTTTTATCTGATATAGGTGGTGTAACGGCAGCAGACGCATCCAATGATGCAACAGCTTTAGCAATAGCGTTAGGATAATGATATGGCAAATACATTTAAATTAGTTTCAAAGGCAGGTGTAACAAGTGCCGATGTTATATATACAGTAGCGAGTTCTACAACAACAGTTCTGCTTGGGATTATGTTGGGTAATACAACAACAAGTCAAGTTACTGCCACAGTTACAATAGAATCAGATACATCAAACAGATCAGGAGCAAATAACGAGGCTAACCAAAATGTTGAGCTTGTTACAAATGCACCCATCCCAGTAGGATCATCATTAGAACTATTGGCTGGTAACAAAGTTGTTATGGAAACAACAGACGTATTAAAACTTACGGCAAGTGGAGCTACAGATATTGCTGTATCAATAATGGAGATAACCTAATGCCTTTTCTTGGTAAAACTCCAGTCACAACTTTTGAGGCTACGACTGCCGTACAAAGATTCAATGGCGATGGATCGGATACCACATTTACATTAAGCAGAACAGTAAGTTCAGTGCAAGATGTGCTTGTATCTGTGGATGGTGTGGTACAAGATACATCAGCATATACTATACCAGATGGTACGACTTTGACATTTACAGCCGCACCTAGTTCTGGAACTGCAAATATTTTCGTAAACTTTCTAGCACCACAAACTGGTACAGTTACACCAGCAGATGAGAACAAAGGTAATTTTAAGGCAGGTGGTTTGTTTAGAACCAATGCACAAAACTTAACTGCTAACACAACAATACTAGCCACAGAAAATGCACAAGTTACTGGAACACTTACTATAGATAGTAGCGTTACATTAACAGTAAATAGTGGTGGAAGGTTGGTGGTATCGTGAGTACAATTAAAGTAGATACAGTTCAAAGCAGAGGTGGTGGTGCAGTTACATTAACAGATTTGTACCCACCAAAAGCATATGTAACATACGATGGTGTTGTTCCTGAAATAGACAAAAGTGCAAATGTTTCAAGTGCAACTGATAATGGTGAGGGTAATCATCAATTTAATTTGACTAGCAATTTTTCTGATGCAAATTATCCTATTGCAACAACAGTAAGTGGTCATCGTTTAGAGACTAGTAATCAAAAATTTGCTATAGAATTTAGTAGTGGAGAAGCCACTAGTAATTTTACAATTTTGACTAGGTTATGTGATAATGATGCTGCAACATTTGCAACATCTGATGTAAACAGAATATCAGCCGTAGCTGTTTCGTAGGAGTAGACATGAGTGAAGTAATACTAGACACAATCACAGGCAAGTCCACTGCAACAACCATAACCATTGGCTCAACACCTGTAGTTAGTGCAAGT